CTCTCCGTGACTGCCATTGCTGAAATCAAAGGCAAATAATCATTAGGAGAAAAACTGTTCAGCTCAATTTTTTCTTTTAACGGATATACATTTGCTGTTACTGTTACCCCTTCACTTACATCTCTTATCATCCCTATAGGCTCATTATTCCCCGTGCCTTTTATGATCCCATATTCAAGCCCGCAAAAAAGAGCGTCTTTTAAAATTTCTCGTATGTATCCGTCTAAAAATGTGGGTCCTAAATCAACAACACCTTTTTCTATAAACACAAAAGCAGACAATTTCTTTTGATTTACATCTATAATTTTAAAACCGCTTTCAATTTGCTGTGTTATTTCTGCGGTTATTGTCCCCCAAACAGCTTTTTGAGTGCTGTGATCATTCAGTAACCACTTTGTAAGATATTGAACGTTCCTAAAATTAATAACTGCAAGTAAAGGATGTTCTTCTTTTAAGTCTTTATAAACATCTTCTATAATTGTCGTTGGCATTCCGCCGTCTAATGTCATAAGATCTGTAAATGCCTGTTGCGGATTAGGCGCTTTTACTGTTTCAATCATTTTGTTATAGAAGTTTTTTTCTTGTGATGTTAAAATTCTATAACCTCTGGCCATTAAAACTTTATCATCTTCAACTTCTAAAATTTCTTTAATATCTTTTATTGTTTTCTCTTTTGCATTTTCAGCAATTTGCTCAATTTGTTTTCCCCATATTTCTTTTGCTTTTTCGTTGTCATTATTATCTATGGCTTCAAATAATTCATTAATATCAAGTTTTTTATCTTTCACTTCAATCATTTTATTCCTCCATTTATAACATTAAAAAAAGCCTTCTTTTTGGCTTTTTTCATGTTTATTTCATTATTATTTTTTTGTTCTGTTTCAAGCTCTTCTTGCTTTTCTTTTTTCTCCTCATTTTTATTTTCTTGAGGATCTTCTTTCTGTTTAATATTACTTTTTAATAGTATTTGTTTTATTTTATCTGTAACACTTGCTGTCGCTTTTTGAGTTGAATAATTTGTTATTGCTGTTGCAAATCCAATCTTTAACGCGTTTTCGCTGGTTAGCCATTTTTCTTCATCCATTAATGCTTTCAGTTCATCTTCTGAAATATTGACGATTTCCATATATGCCTTAATTGATGCTTCAGTGATTGTGTCCAAATCATCTGCCGTTTTTCTTAGTTCTTTGGCATTTCCTCTCATTGGAGGCATTTCGGCATTGTGTATAAAGATAAGGCTTGCATTTGACATAATTCTTTCATCGCCGGCTGCGAAAATAACTGATGCAATCGATGCGGCAAATCCGTCGCAATAAGTTGTCACATGTGCATTATGCCTTTTAAGCAAACTAGCGATTGCTAGGCCTTCTCCCACTTCGCCGCCATACGAATTTATGAAAATATTAATGTTTACAATATTTTCTGATAGTGCTGCTATTTTTTGAGATAAATTGTAAGAACTTACATCGCTTTCAAGCCACGGCCAAGATGTTATATCGCCATAAATAGCAATATCTGCAGATGTTTCAGTCGTTGACATCATATAATATTTATTTTTGTTCAATTTTGATCACCCCCTTTCAAAGCCTGTTCTAATTCAATATAATTTTTAGTGATAAAATGTTTCTGGCCGAATACTGTATTTAATTTATTCTCATTTAGCTTTTCACGTAATTCATCAATAGAATAAACACCACAAGCAATAAGTTTATCAATTTTTTCAGCTGCAGAGAATATATCTATATGTTCAATTTTTGATGTATCAACTTTTACATACGAGCCGCTTTTCCACAACGTATATGTGTTCGTTTTGCGTGTTAACTCTTCAGTGATCATTTCAGCAAACGGATCGACCCCGAATGTAATGAATGAAGTAATTACATCTTTTATATTAGTTATATTCCCTGAAAACATAACAGATGGCATTTTAAATGTTGTTGCAACAGTCTCAAAAATATCTTTACGCAAAGCTACAATATCAGCAGAATCTACTTGTTTATTTGGGGTGAAATCAACTAAGTCGTATCCTTTAAATTCAGGATATACGATATTCCCCGGCTTCAAAAAATCTGCTAATTGTTTTTTAAGAGCACTTTCATATTCTTTGTTAAACTCTGCAGTACCAACTTTGTGCATTGGTTCCATTTTTAATTTATATTTTTTACTATTCGAATTTTTAAAAAAATTCACGGCATAATCAAAGGCTTCTCCATATTGAACATACATAGCATCTACATATGTTTTTATATGCTTATCTTCTAATCTGAAATACCATACATCACTAGATTTATAACTTTTATTTATGGTTTTATTGCCAATAGTAATCCCTGTAAATTTATCTTCTCCGAACGCATTTTCTTCTCTATTAAATGTATCTGCGCAATAGATTCTTTTATTATTATGCTGTATGACAAGAGAATGTCCTTCCCTTATTAATTTATTGATGATTTTGTACCAAAATTGAGATGAGTTTTCATTATAATTTGGATCAAAATTTAAACGGTAATACCATTCATCTTTAACCGGCATATGTTTCTCATATACTTTAATTTCGCTTTTGCTTAGTGCTCCGGCAATATAAGACACTGCAATGGATATTGCTAATTCTTTTAACGCTAATTGAGTAACCATCGTTTGTAATGTTGCTTCAATTGCTGCATCATCTACTTTTTTGTTTAAAAAATCAAATAAAGATAAAAATGACAATGTATCATCCCCTAATCACATCTAGAATTGGCGGCATATCATATTCTTGTAATTCATCTTCTATTGTCATAGCTGCCGCATATGCCATGAATCCATCAGTTTTTCTTGATTTTGCTTCAATTTTCCCGTATTTATAACAATTGTTTGGTGCCGGCTCTAATTTAACATTGTTCGTATACCATCGCATTAATGGAATGTCGCCCCAAATAATACTTCCATTTACAAACGCAGAGTTAATCAATGGTACTATTTTGATGATGTTTGAAGGTCGTACTCTTACAATATTATTTTTAGTTTTATCTTTATCGTTGCAATGAAATCCTATGATTTCTAATGCTTTTCTTAAAAAAGCAAATCTAAATTCATCTATGGCAACTTTTTTAATATCATATAATTCCGCTTGTTCTCTAAGCCAGTCCGTTACATATTCTGCCTTAATTTCAACATCATCGACTTTAGTGATGTGTCTTTTAATTTCCCATTCCTTCAATGGTGCTTTTATTCTTGATAAATCAGCAGAATTTGCGCAATACCAACTGTGCGTGATGCCATAGTATATCCCTTCAATTTTAAATAATAAAAAAACTGACATAAAGTCAGTTGTCATCATATAGTCAATGCCTGCAACACATGAATGTCCGGTTAAATCCGGAACTTCTCGTTTTGTTTTCAAAATATCGTCCCATGTAGCAACGATTAAATCTTTTTTTTGCTCCGGCGAATTCATTCTTTTTGTCATAAAAGAATGATGTCTCGAAGGATTCTCCTTATATTTGACGTAATGTCTTTTTACTTCTTCGTATAGATCAGGCATATAAGGTAATGATGGAATCGCCATTTCCCAGTTTTTTTCATCATGTACCTGATTTTTATCATTCAATCTACATATAAAAGGTAAAAAACCGTTATCTTCTGATTGTCCCCTTAAAATCAAATCGCTTGTTGATAATAATTCGTCTAATACCCCATCCCTGACGTCTCCGTCTGAGGTTGCATATGTAATTCTCGGATGAGGTCTTTTCCCTAAACCCGAAATATATACATTCATCGTATCCCAATTTTCATATGCATGGACCTCATCAAAATTTATTTTCCCACTACGCAAACTATCTTTTGTCTTAAAATTATCTGTTCTAAACCGATATACCGATTTTGTTTTCTTGTTTTTTATTTCAGTTTTATTCCAAGAAAAATTATTTGATAGAAGGTTTTTGTATTTAGGATTTTCTAAAACTTCATATAATTCATCAAATGACCTTCTTGCCTGATCTTCACTATTCGCACTTGTATCAACATTATAATAAGCAATACCATGTGTAGGAGTCATCAAACAAAAATCCTCAAAAGACATATATCCGTTTTTGCCTCCACCTCGGCCTATATAAATTAATAACTCTGGCCATCTAGGCCTACCATCACTTTTAAATGTGCAATTATGTAATGTGAAACAAAATTTTTCCCAGGGAAAAAGATTAAAAGGAAAATATTTTTGGTAAGTAAAATATTTCTCTACTTTTTCTTCATCAACAAATAAATCTTCTGTAGTAAAACATCTTTGAATATGTTTAATCAACAATTTTTGTTCTTCACATGTTCTTACAATATTTTGTTCGACGATATTTATATATTCATTGATATGCTTGTTATAGATCACTTCCTTCACCGCCATCGTCTGCCGGCGGGTTAATACCCAACTCGTTTAGTATTTTTAACATTTGTGCGTTGATTTTAACTAATTCACTTACGCTGTCATTCTTCTTATATCCACCTTGCCCGCCTCCATTATTATATTTGATTGACACTCCTCTTTTACTTATATCTTCAATTAACAAATTTTTAATAGCCCAAAGATCCATATAATCATCGATCAAATTAACAAAATGTCTATTAACATCTTTCTTGTTGATTTGCGCCAGTAAATCATGCTTTATTTCTTTGAATATCTCTGTTTCTTTAAAAGTTTGAGCTGTTTTTTTCTTATAAGCCATATGACACCCCCCCCTTATGTGAAATGAAGCTCTTCTCTCCTGTCGGAAACCCCTTCCGTTGAAAACACCCCCTTAAAAAAGGGGGTATCGGGTACCGGGGGGTATTTATTTTTTTATAATAATATTTTATTTTTGTAATTCTTTTATCTTTTCTTCAAGTTCTTTGATTTTTATTTTCAGAGTATCTGTCTCTTCCTGCATCAATGCAATTAATTCGTATAAAGTTGATATTTTTGTTCCTTTTTTCTGTGCCGCTAATGTATACCGAGTTAAAGCCTTATAATAATTTTTCCTCATATCTCCTGTGAGATTGATTTTATCTTTTGCCATTCCTACCACCTCTCAATAGTTAATGGTTCTTTTTTCTCAAATATTCTGTCGTGTTCTTTATTATGGCACGCTTTACATATAGATTCGAGCTGCCTATATTTTTTCCCATCCTTATAATAATATCTTGATAAAGCTAATTCAGGATGTTCTTTTACTTCTTTTACATGATGAACCGTAACAGCTTTTGTAATTATGCCAACTCTTTTACAATACTGACATTCATAATGCTGTTCTTGTAATATTTCAAGTCTAAGAATTTTCCATTCTCTCGATTTATAGAATTTCCATAGTTTGTTTTCATTGATCCATTCTATTATTTGTTCAGTAGTCATATCAACCACGATAACATTGTACCATCATTTTTATAAAAAACTCTCCCGAAATTCTCTCATTTTTCTCTCATTTTTCTCTCATTTTTCTCTCAAAATTCTCCAATCGAAAATCAATAGTTTTTTATAAGTATCTCGGCATAATTTTGATTTTCTTTGTTTGTTTTGGATACAGAATAAGTTACACTATGCTCTACAAAAATAAAATCCTTAAATAGATTTCTAATAAAATCATGGCTGTTTATTGACAATAAAAACTTCCCTTTCATACTTTTACAATGTTCAGCCAATTGGATGTAATCTTCATCTTTGAATTTGCCTACCGAGTATTGTGCAGTTTCGTAATAAGGAGGATCAAGAAACATAAAACTGTTCTCATAATCGTATGACTTTATCACACGGGAATAATCTCTGTTTTCTATGATTACTCTTTTTAGTCTTTCATGTGCCAGTTTTATGTCTTGTTCTATGCGGTCAAAATTTAAATTCGGCGTTCCTTGTTTAATGATGCCAAAATTAGGTTTTATCATCCTTGAACCGAAACATGATTTTAATATGTAGTAAAAAATATGTGCTCTTTCAATGCAGTCGTCATACTCTTTAGCCATGAACTTTTTACGATATTCTTCAAATGTTTTTCTACTGATCAGAGAATAATTAAAGCTTTCGATAAACTGATCCGGTGCATTTTTTACGACTTCCCAAAAATTCATAAGATCACCATCAATATCGTTGACGATTTCAACGCTCGATTTTTCTTTTGCGAACAGTATCCATAACGCACCGGCAAACGGCTCCACATATGTTTTATGTTGTGGTATAAGTGGAAGTATCTTTTTTACGGACCGGCTTTTGCCTCCAAGCCAAGAAATTATGCTCTTCATATAATCACCTCGCAAGGTAATTATAGCATTTAATCGAACATATGTTCTATCAAAATTCTATCATTTTTATCCAAAAATCACAAGCGATATTTTTATGACGGTATCATGTTTGAATCTATAATACGTAGAAGAGCACATGTTTAAAATTGCATAAACTTCATAATCTTTTTTTCTTTGAAAATATTTATTGATTATTAATTTTTGCTCTTCTGCACTGAGATATTTAATCGCAAAGTCCACTTTTTCAATCACAGCACAATTCTTTTTTAATGAATTTTTAATTCGGCCGTGGTTATTCATAAATCTGACAGCATCCACATATGTCATATCACTTAAACCGCTACTCTGTACTCGCACCTTAGTATAATCATATGCATCAATTAGTGAAGGCTCAAGTTCGTTTAGCAGCTTTTTGTCGGTATCAATTTGACCTTTTATGTAATTATATTTATATAATATTGCTTCTGTAGCTCGATAATTTTTGTCTTTTCCCATCGTGTTTCTCCTTTCTTTAGCCATGCTGTCACATTTGTTTTATTTATCGAATGCTCTTAAAATACCTTTTGGCGTTTCTTTATTTTCTGATGTACCATATATTAATTTTTCACAAATTCGCTTAAAATGTTCGGTTATAACGGCACAATAAAACTCTTCTAAGGGTATATTGTATTTTCTTAATTCTTTTTTGTGTTTATTTTTTATTCCAATTCTTCTACACTTAGCACGAAGTATATAATTTCTTGTTTTGCTCATTTGAATCCACCATCAATATATTTTCCCAAGATCTATTCCAAAAACATAAGTCTTTTCCTTCAGCAACGAATTAAGCCTCAGAACATCTTTTCCGGTATGCCCGTCCCATTCCGGCGCTGTTTTCAATTCAATAACATCAAAACAATCCCAATATTCAAGTTTATAATGATACGTAAATTGTCCTTCATCAGTAGTCACACCTACGATAAAATATCCCTCAAACATTTTGCCATCAAAATGTAATTTAGATTTCCACGCTGCATGCTTATATGTATTGCAAATGACGGAGAATAAAATCATCCTTTGATAATATAATTCTTCAAATGTATGATACCCATCAGATATTTTTGCTTTATCTTTCATCATATTGGTGTAGTTATCTGCTTTATCTAATATACTTAGTAAATCCGCTGCCCTGAGAGCATACTTAAAAGGTCTTCGTGTGCCTAATTTCATTACAGCTATATTTTTTTCTTTTTCATTTTCTGTAAATATATAATTTACGGTCTTTGTCCCATATAGATGTAGTTCGTCAAAATGATTCTCAATTAAAAGTTTTGTATGTATATCATCAAAAAAAACGAATGTTTTTGCGCATATGCATGACATCTTTTGAATTATTTTGATTGATAGCTTGTTTTTTGTAAGAGTTTTTATTTTATTTTTCTTTTTATGTTTTACACTCATTCTTTCACCTCAATTTGATACTGTCTAATAATTCTTTTGTTATGTTTTTATACACTTCATAAGTATGTGGCTTCATCTTCTACTCCAATTTATTTTTTTCTTTAAAAGCTTTAATAGCCGCTGCTCTCTGCTTGTCTTTTTGTAGGGTTTTTGATTTTAAGGTTTGATTCATATAATTGCTTTTAGTATTTATTTTTGATTTTTTAAATTTATCTATATTTGAAGAAATGAATTTATTATATGCTTCTTTTGTATATTCTGCCGGCAGCTGAATGCCAAGCTTTTTTGCTATTGTTTTTGCAAAATCAATTTGTTTTTCAGTTGGTTTCATTTTTAAAACATTATCCATATTGTTGACAACTTCATCCATTTTTAGAAAACCATCCTTGTTTTTGTCCGCAACGCTTACAAAATTTATCTTCTATACTTAATACAGCATTGCAGCTCCCACATCGTACCCGACGTTCGCTCTTTTTATATGTATTGTCTATAGATATTATTTCCATAGCAATCTGCTTCTCCATTGCTTCTATTTTGATTTTTGAGAGCTCTATTTTATCTGATAGTTCCTTTTTTTGGTTGCTGCAATCTTTAACAAATGCCGCTAATCCAGCTCCAATTTCAAGCATATTCAAAGAATAGTTTAAATTTCTTCTTATTTTTTCTTCATCTTTTATTGCTTGCATTAAAAGTTGTTCATTCATTCTTTCACCTCTTCCTTTTATAAACATCTTCTATTTTCATATTCATATTTAAATATTTCATATTCTTTTTCGTCCCGAAATATCCCGTCTGTCGTTATGATCGTTTCGTGTCTGATTCCGATGACGTTTCCACCATATTTTTTAATAATTTTGTCGTATAATTTTTCTGCCGGATTTCCAACAATAACACGCCATTCAATTTTACGAAAATTATATTTT